CGTAGATATTCTTGCATATAATACATACATCACTTCATACAATGCCAACATGGTGGCAAATGAAGTGTTTATTGATAGTGCCACACTTAGAGAGAATGTTATTTCTCTTGCAAGAAATATTGGTTATGTGCCAAGATCTAGAAGATCCGCAAGAGCAAAGATTTCATTCTTTGTTGATACAACCAATTTTATAAACGTTCCAACACAATTAACACTTAAGTCTGGTGTTGTCTGCACAACACGTTCTTTTGGAACAGAAAGTTACTCGTTTACGATACCTGCAGACATTACTGTACCGGTCAGAAACAATATTGCAGAGTTTAATGATGTCGAAGTATATCAAGGAACAAGAGTAACGCAGAACTTTACTGTAAATTCCTTTGATTTGAATCAAAGATTTATTTTAGACAACGCAGGAATTGATACAAGAACAATTACAGTTGCAGTAAAACCAAACGAAAACTCTACAGTAACAAGAAAATATACTTTAGCGGATAGTTTATTTGATATCAATTCAAATTCTGCAGTATTCTTTATTCAAGAAATTGAAGATGAAAGATATGAATTAATCTTTGGTGATGGAATATTTGGTAAAAAGTTAGAAGAACCAAACTACATTACTGTTAACTATAACATCTCTGATGGTTCTGATGCAAATGGACTTTCATCATTCATTTTTAATGGAACTCTGGTAGATCAAAGTCAAAGGTTGATTACATCAGGAATTTCTTTGCTTACTACATTGGAAGCATCTAGTTTGGGTTCTTCAATTGAAAGTGTAGAGTCAATTAAAAAATATGCCACAAGAATCTACGCATCAAGGAATAGAGCAGTAACAGCAGCGGATTATGAAGCACTAATTCCTACTATCTACCCAGAAGCAGAATCAGTTTCTGTTTATGGTGGCGAAGAACTTACTCCTCCACAGTTTGGAAAAGTCTTTATCAGTATCAAACCCTATAATAATAGATACCTGTCAAACTTAATTAAAGATAATATAAAGAAGGAACTTAAACAATATGCGATTGCTGGTATTATCCCAGAAATAGTAGATCTCAAATATCTTTATATTGAAGCAAATTCGAATGTTTATTATAACACAAATCTTGCCCCATCGACAAATTATGTTAAGAGTATAATTTCTACTAACATCAATTCATACGCTGATTCTACTGAATTAAATAAATTTGGAGCAAGATTTAAGTATAGTAAATTTTTGAAGATGATTGATGATAGTCACGAGTCTGTCACTTCAAATATCACAAATATTATTATGAGAAGGGATTTGGTTGCATCTTTGAATTCTTTCGCTGAATATGAAATTTGTTTTGGAAATAGATTCCATATCAAGAGCATAGACGGATACAATATAAAATCTTCAGCATTTAATGTAAGTGGAATTGGTAGTCCTGTATATTTTATGGATAAACCAAATGCAGATCAAAATACTGGGGTAATCAACATATTCAAATTAAATTCCCCAACAGAACCACAAATTGTAAAGCGAAATGTTGGTACTATTGATTATGTAAAAGGTGAAATTAAACTCTACCCCATTAACATAACATCCACCAATTTGAACAGGGGAGCACCAATTATTGAAATTTCTACCTCACCATATTCAAATGATGTTATTGGATTACAGGATCTTTATTTGCAACTAGATATTAATAACGCATTAGTTAATATGGTATCAGACAGTATTGAATCTGGCGCTGATGTCTCTGGAACAAATTATGTTGTTTCTTCAAGCTATTCAAACGGAGTCTACGTAAGATAAGGAAATATGTCACAAACTAGAGTAAAAATCCAATCGATCATCGAAAACCAACTTCCCAATCATATTGCGGAAGAGTCTCCACTTCTTGTCGAATTTTTAAAGCAATATTATGTATCACAAGAATACCAAGGTGCATCAGCAGATCTGATTCAAAACATTGACAAGTATTTAAAACTTGAAGAGAATTCAGACCCAAAAGAGTTTACATACCTGTCTGAAGATTTAACGTCTTATGCGACAACAATCAATGCAGGTGCTCTGGGTGTTGGTGGAATACCAAGCACTTTTACACAAGGATTTCCTGATAGATACGGTCTCCTTTTAATTGACAATGAAATTATTACATATGAGTACAAAACTCAGTATACTTTCGAAAATTGTAAGAGAGGATTTAGTGGAATTACAAATACTAATAATGAATTAGTATTTTCAACTTCTTCAGCATCTAGTCATACTACCCAATCTAAAATTTATAATCTTAGTGTCCTTTTCTTACAAGAATTCTTCACTAAGATTAAGAAACAATTCATTCCTGGTTTTTCTGATAGACAACTTGACTCTGATTTAAACCAGAGAAGTTTTATCTTAAATTCCAAAGATTTTTACACATCAAAGGGTACAGACAACTCCCATAAAATACTGTTTGGAGCACTGTATGGTGAAAATGTAGAAGTTATTAAACCTAGGGATTATCTTTTTAGACCATCTGATGCTGGTTATAGAAGAACCAGAGATTTGGTTGTTGAAGCTATCTCTGGTAATCCTTTAGATTTATTAAACAATACATTATATCAAGATCAATACTCTGATTATGGAATTGAAAATTCTTATGCATCAATTACTGATGTTGAAAAGATTTTTATTGGAGGAAAGGAGTATTTCAAATTAAGTTTTGACTTTGATTTTGATAAAGACATTATTGTAAGAGGTACAATTTATGGTGGATTTGTAGTTCACCCAAAAACTAGAATTGTATCTGAATTATCTTCAGGTTCAAGTATTATTGATGTTGACTCAACTATCGGATTCCCACAATCAGGGACTTTGGTAACTACTGATTCTTCTGGAACTGAAGTTACGTTAACCTATAGTGGAAAATCAGTAACACAATTCTATAATGTTTCTGGAATAACTACTACAATATTGCCAGAAGCAGAGATAAGATTGGATGTCTATGCTTATGGTTATTCTGGCACCACAAAAGATAATCCAATTAAAGTTAGAATTGGTTCGGTATTGGGCGAAGTTGTTATTCCAAACAATACCTATCTGTTCTCAAAGAATGATACTGGAAGAATTAAAACATTAGGCATTTCTTCAGAAAGTATCAGAAGAAGCAACTGGATTGATAATATTGCGAATGAATTTAAGATAAGTTCTTTCACACTTCAGGATGCATCAAACTATAGTTACGAGTTAACAACGTTTGATAAGCATAACTTTAGAGTTGGTGATAAGTTAAAAATTACGGATAGTACATCCGTTTCTAAAGACTGTACCGTTATAGACGTTATTAGTCAGTTTAAAATTGGTGTACAAGGACAAGGACAGTTAAATCAAAATTTAACTTATATAATCAGTAGATATATCCTAAAACCAAATTCTTCAATTTATTCACAATTAAATAGTAAAACTGCAAACGTCCAAAACACGTATACAAACACTGATGATGATGTTTTGGTAGCATCTTCATCTCTCCCATTTTATTATGACCAGTTATTGAATCCATTTAATAAAAAAGTAACTTTTTCTGGGACTTTTAGTGGAACTGCACTTCAAATAACTTCAGTAACTGATCACGGTTTCTATACTGGTGATAAAGTATATTATTTCCCTGCAGTAAGCACATCGACGACACTTGATGTTGATGGATTACCTGTTCAAGTAGATTCCACAAATAAGTTTCCAGAACTTTCTGAAGGACTTTACTATATCAAGAGAATTAATTCTACAACAGTATCCTTAGCAAAAAGTCCATCAAACCTTGCAAATGGTGAATACATCTCTGTTTCTGGCACAGTAACAGATAATGTACTTTCATACTATGATTTTAGAAATAAAGATATCCAATCACAAGATATTTTAAGAGAAGTAAAAAAACCATCAAACAAAAGTGGCAATTACCTAACTCAACCAGGAAAAACTGGCATTCTTGTCAATGGTGTTGAGATTTTAAACTATAAATCATCAGAAACTGTTTTTTATGGTCAAATTGACAACATTGATGTAACAGCACAGGGATCTGGATATGATGTAATAAACCCACCAAGTCTGGATATTAGCGATTCTCAGGGTATTGGTGCAACTGGTATCTGTGCTGTTAATGGATCGCTGCAAAGAATTGAAATTATTGACCAAGGATTTGATTATGTAAACAAACCCACCATCACCATCACTGGTGGTAATGGAAAAAATGCATCTGCAGAAATAAATATGGTTTCTGTTGACCATAATGCATTCTTTAACGCAGAATCTACGTCAACAAACGTCAATTTATTCACTGATATTATTGGATTTAGTACCTATCATAAATTTAGAGATTATGAAAGGGTAATTTACTTACCTGATGGTGAAACAGCAGTTGCTGGACTGACAACAGCAGCATCATACTACGTTTCTGTGATTGATGGTTACAACATCAAGTTATATGAAAAACAAAGTGAAGCAATTTCTGGAATAAACACTGTTAATCTTAATGATTATGGAACAGGTATTCACAGATTTAAATCTGCTGTTAAGAAAGAAATAATATCTGATATTGTAGTTACAAATAGTGGTAGCGGATATCAGAATAAAGAAAGAACATCAACAATTTCTGGTATTAATACTGCTTTAAGCACAATCAATATCAACTCACACGGTTATCTGTCTGGGGAAGAACTTACATATTCTACAACTGGAAGTGTAATCTCTGGTCTTGATACGTCTTCAAGATATCTTGTTAAAAAAATTAGTGATGATTCCTTTAAACTAGCTCCTGTTGGTTTAGGTACAACTACAAAATCTTACTATCTTGATACCGAACAATTTGTTGACTTTGATTCCACGGGTAGTGGAATTCATTCGTTCAACTACCCACAAATTTCTGTTCAGATTGTTGGTAACATTGGCGTATCGACCTTAGCAAATCAAGATTTTTCTGCTAGAGTTCAACCAATCTTTAGAGGAGAAATAGATTCTGTTCACTTAACGGATAATGGTTCAAATTATGGTTCTAATGAAGTAATAAACTACAACAGACAACCTATTTTTGATTTAAGGTCAGGAACAGGTGCTGAACTTATTGCAATAGTCAACAACACTGGCAATATTATAGAAGTATTAGTGGCAAAAGGTGGTTCTGGATACAACAGTCCTCCAAATCTTGTAATTAATGGCACTGGCAAGTATGCAAAATTAACACCAGTAGTCCATAATGGCGAAATAGTTGAAGTAAAGGTTATTGCAGGTGGTATTGAATATAATCAAAGCACATCAATAGATGTTCTTCCATCTGGTCAGAATTGCAGACTGTTTGCAAATATTCAAACTTGGACAGTTAACCTATTCCAAAAATATTTCAATAATATTACTAATGATGATGGTATTATTACACTATCCGATAGAGATGATTATGGGTTACAGTATTGTCACCTGTATGTCCCAAGAAAATTAAGACAATCTCTCTATTCAAAATCTCAGGATAGTAGCAATGGTATTGTAAAAGACTTAATACTGTACGGAATAACCGATTTAAGGGAAGTTAATAACGAGGAAGTATCTTCTAACTACCACTCGCCAATTATTGGATGGGCATATGATGGCAACCCAATTTATGGACCATATGGATACTCGCAACCAACTGGTGGTACTGCAAAATCGATGCAGTCTGGATATGTTTTAGTTTCTAAACCAAACAGACCTCCTTTAACAAACTTCCCACAAGGATTCTTTAATGAAGACTATGAATTTAAGGGTAATGGGGACTTAGATGAACATAACGGCAGATTCTGCATAACACCAGATTATCCAAATGGTGTATATGCTTACTTCTCAACCATTAGTTCTGGTTCTGTTGATACCGGCGGTCCTTTCAGTGGATATAAGCGCCCAGCATTCCCATATTTGATTGGACCAAGATTCTATTCAGAACCAAATAATTTTAACTTCAGCAAAGAATCAAATCAAAATGAGTATTCTTTTGATGGATTTAAGTGGTTTAGAAATACATCAAATTATAAACTGAAAAAAACCAACAGTTCATATAAGTATATTTTCGATCCCGATGATGTTAAGAATCAAACTGTAAATGTAGATTATGCAGACAAAGGAAAAGTTGAAAAAGTAGGTATTCTGACTGGTGGAACAAATTATAATGTAAATGACAGACTGATTTTTGATAATTCAGGAACCGGTGGTTCTAATGCTGCCGCAAAAGTCGAAAAAGTATTTGGAAAAGATGTATTGGCAGTTAGTGTTGCAACTACATCATTCTCTCTTGTTGAATTTGAACCTTTAGATGGATTTGGTCAAATTATTGGATTTACTACGTCGCCACATAATCTCAAAAATCTTGAATTAATCAATATTTCTGGATTAAATACATCATTCTCAAACCTTGAAGGTTCATATTCTTTAGGAATTAGAACAGATAACTTTGTTACCACCTTAGGTATTGCAACTGTTGGAGTAACTGGTCTTACCACTTACTTCTATGTCTCTGGTATCTTGGATTTCCCATATGTTAGAGAAAATGACATTTTGGGAATTGGAACACAAGAAAAAGTCAAAGTTCTGAACGTTGATTCAGCATCTGGAAGAATTAGAGTTCTTAGAGAATATGATTCTACAGTAAGTTCTGCTTACAGCGCATCAACTGTTCTTTATGAAAACCCAAGAAAATTTAGAATCAACACAGGATTTAAAACTGACTACGCATATTCTGTAAATAAAGAATTTTACTTCAATCCAAGCGAATCTGTTGGAATTGGAACAAGCACTGCAGTCGGAATTGGTACAACTATAACATTCTCTCTTCCTGGAGTTGGTGCTACTCAAGTATTTGTTCCAGCAACCTCGATTTATCTTCCAAATCACAACTTAAAAACTGGAGAAAATCTCACTTATTCTACTAATGGTGGATCTGAAATTACAGTGTTTGATGGAGTATCCTCATTTGCGTTGCCACAAGGTCAAAACCTGTATGCAGCAAAGATAACCAATAATTTTATTGGTATATCTACTGTAAAAGTTGGATTAAGCACCCTTGGAACTTTTGTTGGAGTTGGAACAACAAATTCAGTCGGACTACTTTTCTTCGAAGATTTTGGTACTGGTGATCATCATAGTTTTACTACAGAAAAAGACTCTATCACTGGCGAAATTTCTAAAAATATCGTAACAGTAGCAACAGCATCATCTCACGGTTTGACTATTGGTAATACTATCAATTTAACTGCTGTTCCAAAGAATGAAGAGACTTTAACAGTAAAATACGATGACAATAATAGAAGAGTTGTATTTAATCCACAATCATTTGATACAGTTGATGTAGATATTGTTGAAGATACTATTTACATAGAAAATCATAAATTAAAAACCGGCGATAAAGTACTTTATACATCAGTAACACCATCAGGTGGTCTGATTAACGAAGAACTCTATTATGTTCTTTACTATACCAAAGATAAGATTAGATTATGTAAGACCAGATACGATTTGTCTTTGAATGATCCAAATTACGTTGATATAACAAGTGCATCTGGTGGAACATTATCATTAGTCAATCCACAACTTAATCTGTATAGAAACAAAGTAGTAAAATTTGATCTTTCTGATTCATCTTTATCAGATTTAAATGGACCAACTTTATATTCTGCTTTTGAATTAAACTTCTATAAAGATTCACAATATCACTATAAACTTGAAGGATCTGGAACAAGCAAAAACTTTGAAGTTATTAAGAGTGGTAGTGTTGGTATTGACACAACCGCAAATGTTACAATTTTACTGAATGACAATATTCCCGAGGTCTTCTACTATAAGTTAGAAAATGTTAATACTGATTTCATTGGAAATACGAAGAAAGAAATTATTGTAGATTCTGATGTCTTCAATCATAGTCAAATAAACTTGGTAAAAAGCAAGTATTCTGGTACTCACCGCATAACTGGTGTTGGAACTACGAGTACCTTCACATTTGATATTTTAGAATATCCAGAACAAAGTTCGTATAATTATGAAACATCAAATACGTTCTATGATACAAATTCCCCTACAGCATATGGACCAGTATCAAAGGTCAGCGTCATAAATGGTGGCAGTAACTACGAATTTAATCCTGGGATTAGTTCAGTAATTACTAATTATGGTTCTGGTGCTATTTTTGAAATTGATAGTAATTCAATTGGAAAAATTATTAAAACTGAAATTGAAGATATTGGATTTGACTATCCAACAGACTTTACTCTGAGTCCATCTTTAAATCTTCCCGAAATACTTCAGATTGAACCACTATCGTCCTTCAGCAGCATTGGAATTACCTCTTCCGGTAAAAACTATCTAACTTCTCCTGGATTGGTTGTAGTAGATGGATATACCAAAAAAGTTATTTCTGATGTTGATTTAAGATATAAAGTTGGTTCAACCAGTGTTCAAATCATTAAAAATACTTATGGAATTTACAACACAATTCCATCAATTATTCCAATTCACAATTCCAATGGAGTTGGTATTAGCACAATATCATATAACACAACAACAAAAGATGTAACCGTTGGATTTAATACTGGTTTTAGTGATGTTTTCCCATTTGGTGTTGGCGATAGAGTATTAATCGAAAACACTAGTGTTGGTGTAGGTTCAACTGCAAGGGGATATAATTCTGCTGCGTATGATTATCAATTATTTGAGATTACTGCAATTGATCCCGCACTTGGTGGAAATACTGGTTCTATAACTTATAATCTTACAAATTATCTTTCTGAAAATGAGTTCCCTGGTGTTTTTGATATAAGTGTTACTACAGGAAGGATAGTCAACGAGAATAGTTTCCCAGTATTTGATATTAAGATTAAGAAGAACGACTTCTTTGTTGGAGAAACAGTATTTTCACAGTCTGGTATTGGTGTTGTTGAAACTTGGAACAATAAAATTGAGTACTTAAAAGTATCTACAAACAGAGATATTGTAATTGGTGAAATATTAACAGGACAGACATCGAATACAAGAGGTGTCGTTAAGAAAAAGGTTGACTTTGATTCTTACATCAAGTTATCATCATCTTCCCAAGTTAATAAGGGATGGGTTTATGATACTGGAATGTTGAACAACAATGTTCAAAGAATTGCAGATAACAATTACTACCAATACTTCTCATATTCTTTAAAATCCAGAGTTCCATATGAAACTTGGAGTGATTCTGTACAAACACTGAATCATACCTCTGGTTTCCTTAAATTCTCCGATTTGATTATTGAAAACCAAGATGGTGATAGAACATCAGCATCTATCTTCGGTGAGGATAGTGTCACTGACATTGTTGTTGATTTGATTGGTGAAGGAAATCTAAATTGCGTATATGCGTTTGATCTGGCAACAGAAAAAACAACAAGAGTTGGAACTGGATTAATTTCTAGCGAAATTATATTAGAAAATCGCGTTCTTACTGACTATTTTGAGTCTGTTGGCAACAGAGTTCTTATAATTGATGATATCAGTGATCAATTCTATAGCGAACCAAGACCAACAAGATTTAGTACTGTAAATCAGTTTGAATTAACATCTGCAAGAACTAAGAAATACTTTACTTTTGTAAGAGACAAGAGATATACCAGTGAGAGACAAATAATGATTGTTTCTCTTCTGCATGATGGTGTTAATGGATACTTGAATCAATATGGCAGAGTGGAAACATTCCTTGATTTGGGATCGTTTGATTTTAATATTAGTGGAACATTGGGTCAACTTAATTTCTACCCAATTAAGTATAGTGTAAATGATTATGATATTGGTTATGTTTCACATGACCTTAAGACTACTGTTACTGGAATTGGTCAAAGTTCTTTGGGTAACGTTGTAGACATAAGTTCCACACAAACAACCATTGCATCAGGAATTAGTACCGCATCTACAATTGTTTCTATTGCTGATACATATCGTTCGGCTAAAGTATTGGTTGAAATTGGTAACGTTGATAATTCATATTATGAATTTGATGAGATTAATCTTCTTCAGGATGGAACAAATGTAGAAATTGTTGAATATGGTCAACTGACGGATCATAATATTTCTGGACCTCTTGGTATTGCTGGTCTTGGAACATATATTCCATACATTGATGGATCTAATATTAAAATCGACTGGAAGCCCAATTCTGCCCTTGGTGTTGGTGTAACAGTCAATGCTTTGATAGTTTCGATTGCAAGTTCCACTTCTGGGTCTACTGGAATTGGAACAGATGAATTAATTACTGGATATGTAAGTTCTGGCATAGCATCTATTTCTGCATCAGGTTCACCAACAGAAACAGTAATTACAGAGTATCCAAATAATCACTCTTGTGCTTACTATATTGTAAGTGTTGAGGATACAACAAATCAAAGATATGAAATGTCTGAGGTTTTGGTTGTCGATGATGGAACGGATGTTTCTATAACGGAATATGCAAACATACAGTCACATTCTTCACTTGGAACTGTTGGTGCTGCAGTAACCACAAATGGAACACAACTTACATACACACCAGAACCAAGTATTGACGTTCAAGTAAGAGTTTTCCAAAATGCAGTAACTCTTGAAAAGGATTCAATTTCAAAAACTACAATTGATCTTAATAATGCCCAAATTGACAGTGGTTTTGGTCTTTATGAAGGGACTGAAAAATCTGTCAAGAGAGAGTTCAATCTTACTCATAACCAAAATCCAATTTTCCTGAGATATTTTGATGGAGATAATTCTAGTATAGTCAACACTGATCTGAATACTATTACAATTCCAGATCATTTCTTTGTAACTGGTGAGGAGATTACCTATTCTTATGTTGGATCAGGAACAAGTGAGGCAATTGGTATTGCTACAACATCTGTGGCAGGTATTGGTACAACTGATAAATTACCATCAACTCTTTATGTTGTTAAAGTAAATGAAAGCACTGTTAAAGTTGCAGAAAATGCTGCTAATGCATTAAATGCAAATCCAGTTGTATTTGATATTACTTCCGTTGGTATAGGAACATCGCACGTATTTACTTCAAAAAATCAAAATGCCAAAGGTATAATCGCAATTGATAATTATTTGCAATCACCAATTGTAGGGACTTCAATAACTTCTACTCTTGGTAGAGATGTCACAACAGTTGATAACAGACTAACATTTACTGGAGTTACTTCATTCTTCAGTGGAAATCTTATCAAAATTAATGATGAGATAATGAAAGTCAATACAGTTGGTTTGGGTAGCACAAATATCGTATTAGTTGATAGACCTTGGATGGGAACTGGGTTGTCAACACACTCATCTGGCGACCTTATCACCATCATTGAAGGCAATTACAATATTATTGATAGCACAATTCACTTTGCCGATGCACCACACGGACCAACACCTATAGGTTCAACAACAAATCCACCAGATGAAAGAGATTGGATTGGAATTTCAACCCATTCAACTTTCCAAGGAAGAACCTTTATGAGAAGTGGTATAACAAATACCGCCCAGGAAACATACGAAACCAACTATATTTTTGATGGAATATCGAACCAATTTACAGGAATTGGCAAGACATTTACACTTACATCAAATAATCAAAATATATCTGGATTCTCAACTAACAATGCAGTGGTTCTTATTAATGGGGTATTCCAAGGTCCTCAAGGATCACAAGCAGAACCTCAAGATTATACCTTAATTGAAAGTGCTGGCATTTCTAGTATTAGTTTTGTTGGAACTGCAGCATCTGTTGGATATGATATAAACAGTTCAAATACTCCTGTTGGTGGTGTAATTGTTTCTGTTGGTTCAACTAATGGATTTGGTTTACAACCACTTGTTGCTGCAGGTGGTACTGCTGTTGTTTCTGCAGCAGGAACTATTTCTGCCATTAGTATTGGAAACAGTGGTTCTGGTTATAGAATCGGAATTCAAACCGTAGTTAATGTTGGTGTCAAGACAGCAAGCACAGGAACACCTAACATTGAATTTATTGGTACTGCATCGGTAAGCAATGGACATATTATTGGCGTTGCAATTACAAATCCTGGAATTGGATATACTACTTCCAATCCACCATTAGTTGTATTTGATAGTCCATTCTCATATTCAGATATTCCTTTAATTTATAGTTCAGATTCTGTTTCTGGAATTGGAACACAAGCAACTATTGATATTGTTGTCGGACAGGGATCTAGTGTAATTGATTTTTCAATTAAAAATACTGGATATGGTTATGGGCAGGAAGAAATACTAACAGTTGAAGTTGGCGGAAATACTGGTATTCCTACAGACATTTCAAAACCATATTCAGAATTCCAGATCTCAATTGAAAAAACATACAGCGACTACTTCTCTGGATGGGTTCTTGGTGAACTTCAAGTTTTGGATAGTTTTGAAGAATTATTTGATAGTTCAACTAAGAAATTCCCACTTAGAATTGGTGGTGGGTTAATTACAATTAGAGCACAAAAGGGTTCTAATATTGATGTTCAAGCAACACTTCTTATATTCCTAAATGATATTCTCCAAAAACCTGGAGAAGCATATACCTTTGAAGGTGGAAGTGTAGTTGAGTTTTATGAAGCGCCTAAGAATGGTGATACTGTTAAGGTCTTATTCTATAAAGGAAGCGGAGATGTTGATGTTGTCTTTAGAGATATATTAGAGTCTATTAAAATTGGTGATGAAGTTACTTTAAACTATGAACCTGGATTTGGTCAGGGTTATGGATTACAACAAGAAACAAGAGTTGTTACAGGCATAAACACAGCTGATTCATTAGAGACAAATCCATATGCTGGTCCTGGAATAACAACAGATGATACTTTAGTTAGACCTCTTAAGTGGTGTAGACAAACTGTTGATAAAGTTATTAATGGAAGAGTTGTTGGTAAAGATAGAATTCACTATGAACCACTGATTAATCCATCATCTTACCTTATTAGCTCTGTTGGCATTGGATCTACAGTAATCTATGTTGATAATATTAGACCATTCTTTGATGCACAGAATGAAAGTCCAATATTAAGTTTCCAAAATCAAGTTACCTTAGTATCACAAAACTCATTAGTTGCAGCATCGGCAACAGCGATTGTATCCTCAGCAGGAACAATTAGTTCTATTGACATTACTAATGGTGGTTATGGATATTCATCTGCACCAGTAGTTACATTACAAAATCCTGTTGGTCTTGGTTCTACATTAAGAGCATCAGCGACTTCTACAATATCATCAGGTATTGTTGATACTATTACAGTTACTGATCCTGGAACTGGTTATACAACCACAAATCCACCAGTAGTTCTTATTGAACCACCATCTTTGTTAGATGAAACTGTAGATACAAATTTATAT